GCATGCTCAAGTGGTTTCAGGTAGGTGGCTAGCTCGAGGTTGAACCTGGGCGTACGAGCCATGATCATACGCGGCTTCGAAGGTTTGAGCATGGGGTCAAACTTCTCAGCCTTGCAGAAGGCAGCAAGCCGTCGGTCCGCCCGACCGATGCTGTCGTCCACAACCAGGCTTTCAAGAGCCTCCTGGTATCGCCTGCGGAGACGTCCAGAGTACGTCCCCACCACCCACTCTCGCGACCGCCGCTCGACGTTCAGCTTCCGCACCAGATTCCTAAGAACCGCGAACTGGTGCCGCAACGCTGAATCGTCAACCGGATCCTCTGGTGTCGGTCCGAGGGTTCGAAGACGGAGTGCGGCCTCCTCATTGTGCAGACAATTTGCATGCACGGCCGGCACCCAGCAGCCCTCCACTTCTGGTACGTGGAGGCTGTACATCCTTCTGCGCGCGGGGTCGCAGCTCATAGAGAGTGACTCCTCTCCCGGCAGGGTCAACTCGGCGTCGTCGCGTAGCGGTGAGTCCCTCCTAGGCCCGCAACAGACACCAATGCCGGTTAAGGATATACCTCCCTACTTGCCTCCCCGCGCGAGGCTCCTACCGGGGCGGCCGAGGAGCCCACTCCGGGCGCGGGCGTGACGCGGCCAAAGAGCCCACCCAACGGTCACCAGACCAGCGAGCACCCACAAAGCCCAGAGGGCTATGAGGGTGGCGGGCGGCCCCCGCTCGATCGTGAGACCGAACGGTGCAGTGATCCGACGCGAGGCCCGCCAAGCCAAGAAGCCCCTCTCAGGGACCCTCTCAACCCAGCCCAAAAGCCCCACGCCGTCCCACCACCAGGCCGCCCTCTCGCCGATCCAGAGCCGGTAGGTAGCCCACGCCAGCCAACCTCCAAAGGTCAGCAAGATGGCGGGCCACACCACTCCCACTCCGGGCACGACTCCCGAGGCGAAACCCGCGGAAGCATCCTCGCTCTCCAGGCCGTGGACGCCACCAAGCAGATCCCAGGCGCGCTGCTCGTTCCGGCCGACCAGGTGGGCAAGAGTGACCGACCCTGGCAAAACCAAGGCGGTGTACTCGGGCGCCAACCCGATCTCCTTCGCGTACTGCGCGCCCCGCGCCCGAAGCGCAAGGACCAACTCGTGCGACCGCTGGCGGAACGTCGCGTAAACAGACATTCGCGCCAGGAGGCCCAGAGAGACGGGGACGTCTCCTCCCTCAGACCGCACCACCACCATGGTGTCGATCTCTGGGTAGGTTCCATCCTCTGCCTTCTCCCCGAGGACTCGGTGGCTTCCTACCACCTTTCCTCCACTCCCGCGGACGAGCTCCATCCAAGCGGAGACGGGGAACTTCGGCGAGGTCCGACCACCAGCCAAAGCGTCCCAATCAACGCGACGAAGCACCGACTCGAGTGTGCGAGTCATGCGACCACGGGGGCGGAGGCGAGCCTTCAAACCGGTGCCCCAACGGTTCAAGGCAGCCGGCCAGTGTGTCACACACACCGGCGGGCCAGGGACTAGGGTCCTCCACGCGCGCCCACGCGTGGCTCCCCGAAAGAGATGGGTTCGGGCCCCTCCGATCCATCTTTTAAACCACCCCGGCTCGCGAGCCGGTGTTTGGCCAGCGTGCTGGCACCCGTACACACCACAATGGCATGTCGGCGGGAGCCTAACACGAGGCACCGCGGGGCCTTCAGCTTCGGGTTCTCCGAAGGGTCCGCCCGGGGGTGGTAGGTCGTCATGATTCTCAGGTACTTGTGCCATCTTGAATCATGCTGGCGAAAGCCGCCACCTCCTAGTTATACGGCTAGACAACCGCGTCGACCTGAGCCAGCGACGACGAAGCTGGGTTCCTCATGTACCGCACGAGGACACGGAGGCCCCAGAAGGACCTAGACTAGAGACGCTCGGGGACGTCAACCCCCGATGCGGGCCTGCTTGTGACGGGAAAGGCG